AGGCTCATGTTCTTAAACTTCGCAATGATAACTCAGCATTAATAAAAGCTTTAGATAGTGTTAAAGCAGATCTTGTTGCTGCTAACAAAAAAGTTGGTGCTGCGAGATTTGGCCCTAGGTTTTAATAGACACACTATTTGTGTGAAAACTTTCCACACAAGCACCGCAAACTATGATATAATATATACATATCAAATAAAAAAGGAATTAAAATGAATATAATGAAAATACTTGAAAAATACGAATCACCTGAGAGCGAAGCTTCTTTTTACAAAGGCATTCCAATAAAATACCTTAAAGATGTTCAAAAATCTTTATTGTTTTGGGATAGCTTAGATGGTGTAAAAACTTTTAGATATCAGTTTAGAGGTAAGTCTAAACCTGGTTTTAAAAGACCACAAGCATGGTGCCCTAAAGCTCATGCAGAAACATTTGCCGTTTACGAAAAAGGAGTTAACACATGGCTAGTATAAAAAGATCAAAAGAAGTGCAAGACTTTATCGATGCTAATCCTGATAAATTCAGGGTTGTATCACCAGAGGAGACTGCCAAGACTTTGGAAAAGCAAAGCGGCGGTTATTTTAAAGGGCAATCAGTAATGGGTCCATCTAAAAAGAAAGGTAAATCATCATGAAGAATTTTATCATTGTTGCATTAGTTATTATTAATTTTATTATTTGGAGTCAAGTATAATGTGGATTAAAGAATCAAAGCGTAAGACAATTGACACACTCGAAGGTATTCGTTTAAGATCAGCCAGACTATGGTTAGACAAAGATGGCTTCCATCCTTTCCTAGATCAAGATACGCTTATCAAACCAGACTTACAGAAATCCATGGGCTGTAAGTATAATGAATTACCTAAGGAAGCTTGGGATACCATGGACAGATATGATGAATCAATAGCAAAAAGGAGTAAATATGCTACGTGAAATAAAAGATAAAATTATACTAACTGACTGTGATGGAGTTCTCCTTGATTGGGAGTTTCATTTCTATCGTTGGTTAGAGAAGACTGAAGGTCTACATAGATTAAGTGATGACTATAACGTTGCGAAAGCAGTTGGAGTTGCACAGAAAACTGGTGCAAGATATGTCAACTTGTTCAACAGATCAGAAGAAATGAAGAAGCTATCACCACTTCGTGATGCTATTAAATATGTCCGCAAGCTGCATGAAGAGCATGGATATATTTTCCATGTCATTACTTCTCAGACTAATTGCAAACTTGCACAAGAGTATCGTAAAGAGAACTTGCGCAATGTATTTGGTGATGTGTTCGAAGGGTTTACTATTCTCAACACTGGTCAAGACAAAGATGAAGTCTTACTCAATGATTGGGGTGGATCAGAATGCTGGTGGATAGAAGACAAAGCAGCGAACATTAAAATGGGTAACGATGCTAGTTTAAACAGTATCCTTATCGATCATGCATGGAACAGAGATAATGAATATGTTTGTGCTCGTGCAAGAACTTGGAAAGATGTTTATAATATTATTGAAGGAGATTTATAATGGTAGTTTCAAATGCACAAGAAAGAGAGCAACACTTAAGATCACATAATCAATTTTATGTAGCTGGTTGGGTAGCGAATGAACAATGTGAAATTCCACAAACTCTACCTGAGTCTTGTAGGGATAACTCTGTTATTGCCAAGCAGTATGAAGATTATATTGCTGGTTATGGTGATTGTGTAGCAAACGGAGAATGCTTAACTGCTGGATATGAACAGTTCTACAGTTAATTTTTTGTATAAATAAAGCTATATCACATAGGATAATTTAATGTCTACGACAGAAAAGTTAGAATTGTTGGAGTCAAAGCTTCAGCATATGGGTATGATGGGACAGTGGTATCAAAGATATGATATATCTGAAGCTGCTGAAGAATCAAAAAAGATTATTAAAGAATTGAAAACAGATTTACATGAACCATGTGGTATGAGTAGGAAATAGTGGAGGTAACTATGGCGTTGCTGGAAGATATAGTTGATTTTTGTAAGAAGGAATTGAATATACCCCAAGAGATCTTGGTATCTGTTGAGGTTGAAGATATATCAGAAGACAACGTTAAAGGTTGGACTACTGATTCTGCTGAAGATGATGAGTACGATATTGAAATAGATACACGTCTTAGTTTCAAAGAAACTATCTTAACTGTGTGCCACGAGATGGTACATGTTCAACAATTACATGAAAACCGTGAGCTTGATGAAAATGAAGCTTACGAAAAAGAGAGCATATTATATAAAAATTATATAAATAACTCTCAGTAGTCTCAATCCCTACTTAAAAAAGGATTTTTTTGTTTAAATAAAAAGGAAAGTAATATGTTTAAAAAACTACTAGTCGCGACGGCGGCAATGGCAGTATCCGCAACTTCGCTTGCAGGTATTAGTCTTTCGGGTTTGTATGAGGGTACACTAGATTCACACGGTACATACTCTCAAGACATTCATACTACAATGAAGGGAACTGCAGGTGCGTCAAGCGTAACCGTTGTTCTTGATAAAGATTTCAGCGTAGATGACATGTGGGTAGAGAGCACAGCTGGTGTTCTTACTCTAAAAATTGGTGACTGGTCAGGAGATGATCCTGATGTAACGAAGATTGGTGTAACAACAACTGTTGGTGCATACACAGTCGGACTTAGCCAAGAATCAGGTGGTTCAACAGAAGTTGACGCAAGTGGAACAATTGGTGGTATTGCAGTTGCAATGACTAATGTTACAAATGAAGAAAGAGAAACTACAGCTTCTATTGCATCAGGTGGATTAACTGCTAAAGTGGTACATAACAAAGTCACAGCAGGACATAACGCTGAAGTTACAGTTGGTACAACTGTTGCTGGCTTAGGTCTTGAAGTAGTTCATGACAGAAATGCTGGAGCAACGAATGACAATCAAGTATCTGTCTCTCGTGCTATCGGTACTCTAGGTACTCTTAAAGGTACTTGGAACAAGACAGATGCAGCAACTCCTGTTACTACGAAAACTGTAGAGTTAACTCGTGGTATATGGACAGCTTCTTGGTCACAAGTTGATAGCGCAGACGCTACAACTAAGCTTGAGGCTAAGTTAGCATTTTAAAAAAACTACTTACTTAGTAGTAACTCCTGGGGGTCTTCTAGGGCCCCCAACCTATTTTATTGGAGAGATCATGGACAATAGAAAATTGATGAGCGAACATTACAAAGACGACGGTAGTGTTGCAAAGGTATATCAGGTCGTAACAGGAATGGATGGCGAGCATTCATTTTTTTCAATCACATATAAAGATCCACACGGTAACAGAATCATGCAAGAAGATTTTCCATTTAAAGCATTAAACTATGTTGAAGATGCAGCAGAGAACTGGACAAAGGGGATTAAATTATTACTGGGGTAAAATATGGCAAGTTTCGATTTTGGCTTTACACTTGTAGATGAAGATGAATTAGATGTCGCAAAAGAAGTTGCATCATCTTCAGCAACATCGGCAGCTACACAAGATAGGCTAGACAACTTATATAATGCTATCACACCTCTACTTAATAATCTTAAGGCTAATCCTGAAAAAGAATATATTAAATGGCCTAATAGGGTAGACAAGGTAGAAGCATTTGAAGGTCAAATATTAAAAATATATAAAGGTTAGTATGTACAAATAGCCTTAACTGTGTTATAATAGTATTTACACACACTTAATAGGAATACATTATGGCAAGACGTAAGATGACAGAAGAGCAGCGAACAGCTGCAGCGGCTAACCTAGCTAAGGCAAGGGCGGCTAAAAAACCTGCAACATATAAAACAGTTGCGGCTAATGTTCAAGCACTTGATGAAGACCATGGATTATCTATGGTAAATGTTAAGCGTTATATTAAAGCAACCACAGAAAAAATGGCAACATTACGACGTGGAATCCAAACTGGTGAGAGAGGTGCACTTGCTAAATACGAATCAGCAAGAGTATATAAAACTCATTGTCAAACATACTTGCGAGAAGGTGTGTGGTCATTAGACTTCTATGGTGAGAATGAAGAGAAGCCAGTCTATTGGCGAACTCTTGTTCCAGCCTATGATAAAGATGGGATGCAAAAATAATGGAAGACATTAATAAAAAAGCCTTCTCAAATTTAGTTGAAAATTTTGTAAGAACACATAAAGATTGTCCTTATATGGATGCCATTATACAGGTATGTGAGGACAACGAGATTGATCTTAGAGACAGTAAGAAACTTATCTCAAAAGAGATTATTCAACATGTAGAATTCGAAGCAAAAAAACTTAATCTACTACAAGGTGGACATTCAACAATGTTGCCTATATGAGAATGACTGGATATGAGGCATTCACATTACATAACGCAATTAACCTTCATTTTAATGGATCTTACAATTGCTTTAAGTATAATTTTAAAACTAATGTAACTGAAAAGACGTATTGGAAAAGACCAGATAAATTTCAGTTAACAAAAATCGGTAAACGATTTAAAAATAGAGATGATATCATTATGTACTTTGCTGCTCATCAAGTAGCTGGTAATAAATTTAGTGGTGATATGATTAGAGACGAAGAGACTTATACACAGTTTTTAAAACGTATAGATAGTATAAGTTATTTGTTTAGAAACGAATTAGAAGAAATTTCAGATGTAAAGTTTGATTCACTCTTGGAAATAGAAGAAACATATCCAAGAATAGTCCAACTTCATCTTGAAGGCAGGGTTTCCTTGGAAACTTTGTGTATAGTGAATAGGCTAACAGGATTTATTGAGGAAGCCAATTCACGTATAAGCGAGACCATCCTATGGCCGGACTTATATAAGAAGATAACTAAATATCAATCCTTTTTAAAGTTTGATGACCTTAAAATGCGAATGATTATTATAGATATTTTCAAATAAAGTATGTACTTTTAACAAAAGTATGATATAATATATACTGATACAAATTAATATAAATTAATATAAATCTTTAAAGGAGAAATAAAATGAGTTTTGCAGACTTAAAGGCTAAGGCTAATGATATGTCATCATTGGTTGGTGCGGCCCAAAGCACCACAGAAAAGAAATCATACGGCGACGATCGTATGTGGAAACCCACGGTAGATAAAGCAGGTAACGGTTATGCCGTTATTCGATTCCTACCAACTGTCGAAGGTGATGACTTACCTTGGGCTAAGTACTGGGACCACTTCTTCCAAGGACCAACTGGACAATGGTATGTTGAGAAATCACTTACTACCATTCAAAAGGACGATCCTGTGTCGGAGATGAATTCTAAACTTTGGAATACAGGCATTGAAGCTGATAAAGATATGGCTCGTAGACGTAAGCGTAGGCTTCACTATGTGTCAAACATTTATGTTGTTTCGGATCCTGATAATCCAGAAAACAATGGTAAAACATTCTTATATACTTATGGTGCTAAAATCTTTGAGAAGATCATGGATAGCATGCAACCTAAGTATGAAGATGAAACACCAGTCAATCCATTTGATCTATGGAAAGGTGCTAACTTCAAAATGAAGATTGCTCAAGTAGCGGGATTCCGTAACTATGATCGATCTGAGTTTGGTGCAGCAGAGCCTTTGAATGCAGATGATTCTGTTCTAGAAGGTATCTATAACCAACAGTTTGCTCTTAAGGAGTTTACTGATCCTTCAACATTTAAATCTTATAGTGAGCTTAACCTTAAGTTGACTAGAGTGTTAGGTGAGGAAGTTAAGATGAGTGTACCTGAAGATGATTCACCATTCAATGATGAGCCATCTGTCTCTGACCCTGTTGCTGTAGCAGCAGACCCAGTTCAACGAGCTGAGGCTGAAGATGACACTATGAGTTATTTCGCTAAACTAGCGGCTGAAGCTTAAATCTTTATGAACCCGTCGAAAGGCGGGTTTTTAATTTCATCGAGGTGCAAATCCTTGTTTACCTGTCCAGCCATCTAAAGTTGCATCAAAGCCTTGAACATAAAAATGAGAATTTTTATATGAATAAGTATCACCATTATTTCCAGTAATTAATACACCTCCATGAGGTCCATCACCCAATAGTCTTATTTTTTCTTCTTCTAGTAGCTTTAATTTCTCTGCTTCGTTTTTACGCCAATTGTCACCTCTGTTACCACCCATTGCCTGCACTTCACCTCTTTTGGATAGATTAGGATATTCTTTAGCAAGATAATCTTTACGTTCTTGATTATCTGCCTGAACCATAAGTTTAATTAATTCTTCTTCTGACCATCCACCATGTTGCATTAAACCTTTTGTAATCCATTCTCTTTCTTGTAAAGATCTATTCATATAAAGTTGTTTAACGCTTTCCATTATTCTAGCATTTCTCAATTTCTTTGCTGCATTTTGACCTGCAAATGCACCAGGAACTCCTTTGTCACCTTTATATTTAAATGCATTAAATCTTGCATCATTTGTAAAGAAATCCTCAAATCCTGCTTCACTATCTATTGCTCGTATTTCTGCT